TCTCGTTCCCGGGGTGTTTGCCGACGCCGAGAAAAGGGCCGTCCCGGTTCCGTTCGGGCGGTAGACGTATGGCTCTGCAGGCGATAACTTGGATCCGTAATAGTCGGTGACGCGGTAGAGGGTCTGTTCCTCGATCCATTCCGCTGCGATCTCGCCCAGAGCGTTGATCCTGGTCACGATGTCGGCAATCTCGTTTTCGAGGATCGCATTGGCATGGATCGTCACCTTGCGCCCGTTCTGCCGGTGTCTGATTTCGACCTTCTCTTCGGTCGCGGAGATCTCCGGAAACTCCTGATCGTCCTTGACTTCATCGACGTTCTTGTCCAGCGCATGAACGGCGGCGATCGTCGTTACGCGCTTCGTATCGTCGAGTTCCGTGACGAGCTGCCCGCCGATGGACGGGGCTGCCATGTACGCATCGTTGATCGCGGCAATGGCCAGCGTCCCGGTGAGGATCGGAAAGGCACTGGCCCCGATCGATCGCACGGTATCCGAGGCGTCCCGGATCTGGATGGGCACTTGCACGTCGGCGAGTGCCTGATAGAGTCCCCGGATGTCGCGGATATCCGAGAATCGGAGTTTCCCGGAGGCGGCCCCAAACTCCATCTTCCGGACGAACTCTGCCGGCTCGTTCTTCGCCAGCAGCCGAAGCTCGCTCAGGGAAATCCCCCTCGCTGTCGCCAGGTTGCTGATCAGCGGCTTTCTCTGCTTGTCCATTTTCCCGTACCTCTTTTCCGAAAAAGGTTTTGAACCTCGCGTCAGAATCGACTATCAGTTAAGATTCGATGTCGAGTGCCGCGGTCTGATCGGCCGCGCTCGTGATCGAGGTCTCTCCGACCCAATCGCCGTTTCCTTCGGAGGTCACGCGGAGACTGTCCCCGATTGCGTCCACCCACGCGCCCTTGGCGTCGGTCTGCTTCGCGTTTTCGATATAGATCGCGCCCGCTGCTCCAGGGTCAAACCCCAGATCAGCGGCTGCCTCTGCGAAGCATTTGAACCATGTTCCTTTCGGGCAGGACTGGGGGAGCGGCTGGATCTGCGCGTCAGAATCGCCGACGTTCGTGATGCAGAGGCCACTCTGTTCCTTGTAGAGCGTGGTCAGCGCGGCAGTCAGGTTGACCCACTTCTCAACGCCAAGCCCGCACCCGCTGATCAGGAGCCCCCAGGCCGAACAAGCGATGTTGAAGGAGACTACCGCATAGCTCCGGTTGCGGATTGTGGTCCCGGCGCCCCTCTCCGGATAGTGGCCGTCGTCGACACATCGAGCCACGGGGTAGCCGGTCGCGGAATAGGTCAACTTCTGGCTGTCCGATGTCGTGAGCAGGAAGGTGTCCCCGAGTGCCAGGGCCCGGGCTGCGTCGATTGTAAACTCGAACTGATCGTCAGGATGGAGGCTGTAGAACTCGATGTACCCGGCGACATCGTCAGACTTCTGTTCCTGCCTTGCGACAGCCAGCGCATAGATGAAATCGTTGACCGCCGAGACGGGAACCCAATAGCCGGCCGTCTTGTTGAAGGCGCAGATTTCGCCGATCTTGATCGCTTGGGTTGATCCGGCCTGAACGAGCCCACGAAACACGTGAGGCTTCCCGTCATGGCTCAGGGATCTCACAAAGGGGTCCTTGTTTACCGCTGTCATCTTCGTATCCTCCGAAAAGCCGATGGTCTGTTATGGTTTCCTTCTGCCGGCCTGATCAGACGAGAAACGGGCTCGGGTTGGCGAGTGCCGCGAAGAACTCATCGTCGTTCAGCCCCTTGAAGGAGCGGACGGCTTCGCGCGTCCCGTCCTTGTTCGGATCGCCCTGCCGGTCGCCGCCCTGGATCGTATTCGAGGCATCCCGCTTGCCCGTGGCCAGGTCGAGAAGCGATCTCTGGATTTCCGCCTCGGTCTTCCCGTCGCGATGCATCCGGGCCACAACGGCCTCGGCCTCGACGCCGATCGCAGCCGCGCGGTCCATGAGCAGGGCGAATGCCGGTGCATCGACCCGGAACCTCGGTTTCGCCTCATCGGCGATTGCCGAGCGGACCGCGGTCACCACCTCTTCGACCGTCGGCACCTTGAGCTTTTCGACCATGGATCGGATCGGGGTGAGTTCGTCTGCCAGCAGTTTCTTTACGTCCTTCTCTTCCATCTCAATGCCCTCCTGATTTGCGTGGGATGGACTTGTCTCGATTTCGATTCCTTCGAGAGACCGGCTCATGGATCGACCGGCCCCAACGGTGGGGTCCTCCGGGATCGGTGTGAATGACGCTTCGATAGGCATCCACTTCAAGGCGACCATCGCTGGCCCCTTGATCTTCTTGCCAGGCATGTTCGGGTGCTCGTATTCCTCGCCCGGCAGGACCTCGCGAAACTTCAGAATTTTGTATCTTGCGGAGATGCCGCGAAGACTTCCGGACCTCACCTTCATCATGCACATATTGCCAATGTCGTCTTCGTCGAAGCCCGCTACCGCCACACCTCGACCGTTTTCGAGTTTCGGCTCCATCATCGGACCCACAATCTTCATGGGGTCGTGATGGTAAAGTATGGTCCCGGCGCGTTTCAGAAAGGAGAGGTCGACGTTATCCTCGCCGTGCAGCAAGATTTCTCTCCCGAACCATCGTTCAACCGGGAATTCCGAGGAGAAAGAAATCGGGATTCTTCGGTTCGTCTCGTCGAGCTTCGCCCGGTCCAAGTCGAACGATCGAAAGAATTCATCCGCCATCTGTCAATCCTCACTGAAGAGTCGGTAGCTCTTCCTGTTTTTGCTCGCCAGATTCTTCTGCTTTCCCGGTTCGGTCCGGAGATGGGAACTTCACACCGTACTTCTCCTCGAGCTCCTTGATCCTTTTGAGTTCCCATGCCCTACGCTCAAGGGTTTCCTCGATGTCGAGCCCACGCGCCGCAAGCACGTTTGTGAGCGTGTCGAGGCTATTTTCAAGATCGATCTGTGTTCCCTGCGCTTCCTTCACAGGGTCAACCCATTGCCAGCCCGGAGGCGTCCATGTCGATTCGGAATACTCATCCTGCCATTGGCCAAACCCGCGCGCCTCGATCAGTCCGGCCGCAACAAAGCCGTTGAGCACGTTCTGGTAGGTCGGGATGCAGTAGTGGGTGATGATGTAGGCCTGGACGATGCGGCAGAACAAATACCACTGGAGGAGCACGGTTCGAGCGTTGCTATAGTTCATGTTCTTCCAGTTCTGGGAAAGGATCTCGGGCGGAATGTTCATCGCGTTAGCCGTGCCGGAGAGCAGGAGATCGAGCGTGTTTTGAAACTGAGATCCCGGGCGAGATGGGGCATGGATTTTCACGTCCTCGCCGGGCTTGAGGTAGTGCCACTTGTTCGGCGCGAATTCGTGGATTCTGGCGGATCCCGAGTCAACGTCTTGGTTATCGGTCGTCGTGTCATCCTGGAATTGGCTCGGGGTATCAGTCTTCACAAACCCGGTGAGACAGGCATCCTCGAGGGCGGCCATAATCTCGGCCTCTCGGTATCGGTCAAGGTCCTGGAGATCTTTGAGCCCGGCGGCAAACTCGCTGAAGCCTCGAGTCTGTTCTGGCCGAAGGGGGCGGTAAAGATGAAGCACCTTCCGCGTGCCATTCGGATTCCATGCGGGGATCTCTTCGTAGTCCTCGCTTCGGAATCCAGCGAGGGCAGAGAGCGTGTCCCCGGGATGTGATCGAAGCACGTAATAGCTCTGCTGGACGCCCTCACTGTCAAAGCGGATTCCATTGAGCACTTGGCGATCGCCGATGAGCGAAGGAGGCGTCCCAAGCCGATCGATTTCGAGAAGCTCATGGCAGTATGAAATGAGGCGACCGGGGCGGCCGCTGGAGCGTCCGACAACAAGGGCTTCCCCATCGCGGAAGAGTGCGCCCGCCACCTGGGCTTGAAGTTCGAAAAAAGAGGAGATCAGGCGCTTATCAGCCTGGCGGGTCCACTTGCGCCATAGACGCTCCACCTGACGGTTGAACGCTTCGGCCTGGTCCTGGGAGAACGGTGGATCTCCTGGGCGCTCTGCGGCTTTTACTGCGGCCTGAAACCGGATCCCGGTCCCGATCACGTTGTCCACGATTCTTTTCAGCGGACCGGCCACAAACCCACTGTTGTACTCGAGCTGCCGCACGTTCTGCCGGACGGCCTTTGCCCCGGAAGCGATGATCGAATCTGCAGAAAGGGTGGTCGTCGAGAAATCATATCGAAGGCGATCCCCGGATACGGCCTCGAAGGATCGGCGGCTTTCTGAGAATCGGGCCTGCTGGCTCCGCAGCCAATCGAGTCGACGCCTGGCGATCATGCGCCGCATGCCCCATGAGGGGGAAATCTTGCCGATCCCCCGATCCAGCCAGTTCACCGGTAGTCCTTTCGAAAGCGGCCGAAGGAGACGCGAGAGGTTGCCTCAGTCGCCTCAATCTCTTTCATGGCCTTTGCCCATTCGAGCGCGCCCTTTAGATCGTCGAATGTCGCAACTTGCCGGGTATGCGCTGCGGCCCCGGCCCCGATGGTGATTGACCGAAGCCGGAAATCTCCGGTCGCAACATGGGTCGCGATTGCATCCTTGATCGCCGTGATCAGCGCATCCCATGTCGTAAAGGTCGCCAACTATCGGACCTCCCATCGATGTGTACAGGTCTTGCAACGGTATTGCCCGTATCCGGTCCGCCGCTGTTGGCAGGAGATGAATGGGCTGCCGCAAGATGGGCAGAAGACTTTTCGATTCTGGGTTTGCGTCTGCTCTGTCTGCTTCGCCCTGCGCGGTCTCATTTCTCACCTCTCTCAAGAAACAGAAATAGATATGCCTCAAGATGAGGCCAGTATAAGGGCGTCTCTCATCGGGCGAGATTGTCAGTTACGCTGTAAAACGATGGGGATCGCTGCGGAAGGTTGCGGAACGAGGAAAACTACTTGACAGGCTTTTTGGAAGGCTTAGATTTCTTCAGTTTTTCCTTTCTTGATCTGGTCATGCTTCCACTTCGTGATGAGCGCCTTGTCAGATTCCCAAACGCCATTGATCTGTCTCGCAGGGAATTTCTGCTTCCTTATCCATGTTTCGATCGTCCCCCAGGAACGGCGGGTGAACTCACGGATTTCTCGTACCCCGCGAAGCGCCGTATTTCCGATGCTTTCGTTCATCTTCTTCCCCCAAGCCAGTTTGATTGTTGAGGCATCCATGATTTCTTCTCGGGCTTGCGGCTCTGTGTTTCTTGTGACTTGGGCCCTGGATCGGCCTGCCGCGATGTCGCGCCTCTGCCTCGCAAGCCCCCAGCCCATTGCGGATCAGCGCATGCATGGGCGAGGAGCGAGGCGTCAAGCAGATGATTATCTCGTCGCACCTGCACCCATTCCCATGTCCCATGCCGCGTTCTCCGCTTCTCTTCGGCGAGGATCTGCCTGGCAAAATCCTCCCCGGTCTCCGAATGGAGC